CACATTGTTCCAGCAACAGCAGAACTTGGTCTTGATGTTCCTGATTGCATTGTGTTTAATGCAGTTAAAGCATCATTTAAATCACTTCTAAAACTAGGGAAGGATTGGTTTTGAATCGTTAAATCGGATTGTGCCATATATTATCTCTCTAATAACCTTTTGCTATATAGTCAAATGTTTTTGATATGCCTGTATCACCAGAATCTTTAAACGCTATATTGAAACCACTTGTTGTTTTACTTGTGATCTCATAATAATCGCCAGAATTTAAACCCTGTGCAGATATACCTATTGCGTAATTACTACTATAAAAAGGATTTGTAAAGGTTACAGAATAAGTACCCGTTCCACTCGTTATATCATTACCATTAAATATTCTATCAGGCATATCCACAGTAACAGATAAGGTTTCTACAACTGGAGTAGATGATAAATCAAATGATTTTAATATTACTCTAAACTTTAAATATCTTGCAGAGTAATCTCCAACAACAAATGTTCTAAATGCAGTATAAGTAATATTGTCATCAGATGTAGCTATCTGTAAATCAGCTTCACAGTTTGCTGGTGTATCGCCGTCAAAGTTAGAAGGTTGGTCATCAAAGTTCCCAGCCCTGTCATCAAACAAATCATCTATGTTATCTGCACTTTGAGTAATTGTTGCTGTAACTCTTGATTTATAAACTGCACCTAAATCTATAACTCCATCAAAGTCATAAGTACCCGTTGCATATAAATCTGCTGATGTATAACCTGAATC